GTTTAATAACCTGCAATTCCCAAGTTGGGAACTTAAAAAACCAAGTTGAACTAAACAAAGGATATGCGGATATATTACTAAAACAGAAAATAGAGTTATTAAATGAATACGACAAAATAAATGCAAATACTAAACGAAATAAATTATTTGCAGGCATAGTTAGTGCTATACTTGTTAGTTTTATTCTAATAAAGTAAATTTGATTGGTAGCTTAAATGGTAAAGCAATAGACAACTAATCTATAGATAGAGGTTCGAATCCTCTCCTTTCAACAATTATATATTAAAATAAATATATACATTTGAAAAAAATTAAATACAATGGAATTACATAAAGGTGGCACATATGATGCATCAAACAAATTAACCGATGAGGAATTTAAATTAATATCCGACATTAATGCAGAATACAGCAAGTTGAAGAACGCTATTTCTGAACTAGAACTTTCAAAATATGAAACATTAAAGTCTATTGAACAATTAAGAAAAGATTTCCAGGTTACTGAAACTGGTATCATTCAAAAGTATGGACCTGATACTATTATCAATATGAAAACAGGTGAAATAACACATAAAAACACTTAACTTACTATGGATATTAGAAAAATATCTGTAGGTCCAGACTACAAATTAAGTGCTATGCACTATATTGTTGGTCAAAAAGTATTGGGTGATAGTAATGAAATACATCTTATTAAGCATAATATAGAAACGCAATCTATCAAAATATATATTATTAATGAAAAAGAGGAAGTATTATTATGGAAAGAATTTACTAGTAATATGCCAATAGCTATTGAGTATAATATAAATTTTTAATGAAATCTCCATTTTATTTTATAGCAAAACCTTTTGATGACAGGAGGTATAATAATACCAAAGATATAGATGGTACAACTCTTATAGTTAGCACATCAGAAGAAGACCATGCGTTTTCTAACCGATATGCAGAAGTTATTGAACTCCCTGTTAATTATGTAGGAGAAATAATGGTAGGGGATATATTAGTAGTACATCATAATGTATTTAAATTTTATAATGATATAAAGGGTAACAGAAAAAGTGGCAAGAGTTTTTTTAGAGACAATTTATTCTTTATTGAAATGGATCAGTTTTTTATGTACAAAAGGAATGGTGAATATTTCTCATATGATAAGTATTGTTTTGTAAAGCCTATGCCTGTTATAGAGAGTTATATAGATAAACCTTTTTCAGAAGAACCCCTAATGGGCATAATGAAATATACAAATAAATATCTTTTATCAAACAATATTAACAATGGAGATAGTGTATGTTATACCCCGGATAGTGAGTATGAGTTTAATATAGATGGAGAAAAGTTATATAGAATGTTTGACCATCAAATAACTATAAAATTATGAAAAGCATTGAAGAACTAAAGAGGGAGATAATAGTTGCTGGACATGCGGCAGTAGAGCAACTAATAATAGTTGCAAAAGAAGATATAATAAAATCAGGTGATGATACAGATTTGGCGGCAGATAGATTAAAAAACGCAGCAGCAGCTAAAAAAATGGCGATATTTGATGCATTTGAAATACTTACAAGGATAGAGGCTGAAGAAGATACGTTAAATTTAATTAACAGTTCAAATGACAAAATTGACACAAAGCAAGGATTTGCAGAAAGAAGATCAGCAGGTAAATAAAATATATAGTGTTGTTAATGACTATATAGATAAGAAAATATTATATCAAAAGAATAACTCACGCACTTGGCTATATGGGTATAATGATAAATATGATATGGTCATTATATCTAAGACAGGTAGAATAGGTCAAATAATTAATATATCAGGTCTTTTAATCGCACTCCCTGAAGAACCTAAAACAATAAAAATAAGAAATACTATTAGGTCTGAACAATATTGGGAGAGAGATAAATCACACAGCGAATTAAATAAAATACAATCTATATTCCATTGGAATGAAATGCCATCGGTGTTTAAAAACAAATGGGTAGATTATATAGAGCAACAGTTTGATTACCGTGAAAATGGTTATTGGTTTATGAACAATGGTGAGCCTACTTATATAACAGGGTCTCATTGGATGTATATGCAGTGGTCAAGTATAGATATTGGATACCCAGACTTTAGAGAGGCTAATAGAATATTTTATATATTTTGGGAAGCTTGTAAGGCAGATATAAGGTCATACGGTATGATTTATTTGAAGATTAGACGTTCAGGGTTCTCATTTATGTGTTCCTCAGAGGCTGTAAATCTTGGAACACTTGCTAAAAATGCTAGGGTTGGTATACTATCTAAGACAGGTGCTGATGCTAAGAAAATGTTTACCGATAAGGTAGTACCAATAAACAGCAAACTTCCGTTTTTCTTTACTCCTATTATGGATGGTATGGATAAACCTAAAACAGAACTCTCTTACAAAATACCTGCAAAAAAGATTACAAAAAATAATATGTATGAAACTGAGGATAATGAAATCCAAGGATTAGATACTACTATAGATTGGAAAAATACAGAGGATAATTCATATGATGGAGAAAAATTACTTTATTTGGCACATGACGAAAGCGCAAAATGGCTCAAACCTAATAATATTTTAAATAATTGGGGTGTAACTAAAACCTGTTTACGTTTAGGTTCTAAAATTATTGGCAAATGTATGATGGGTTCTACATCCAATGCACTTAGCAAAGGTGGAGATAATTATAAAACACTTTTTTATGATTCTGATATAACAATAAGAAACGCAAATGGTCAAACTAAGTCAGGATTATATTCATTGTTTATTCCTATGGAATGGAATATGGAAGGGTTTATAGATAAATATGGTATGCCTGTATTCAAAAAACCAAAGACTCCAATACTTGGTGTAGATGGAAATAAAATTATTAATGGTGCTATTGATTATTGGGAAGCTGAAGTTGATTCATTAAAGAGAGACTCAAATGCACTAAACGAACATTATAGGCAATTTCCTAGAACAGAAGGTCACGCATTTAGGGATGATAGTAAATCATCACTATTTAATCTTACAAAACTATACGAACAAATAGATTACAATGATTCTTTAATACTAGCACAGGTTGTAACTAAAGGTAGGTTCCATTGGAAGGATGGAGTTAAAGACTCAACAGTTATATGGACACCTGACAATACAGGTAATTTTCTAGTGAGTTGGATGCCATCAAAAAATCTTCAAAATAGAGTAGTACAAAGAAATAATATGAAGTATCCTGGCAATGAACATATAGGTAGTTTTGGTTGTGACCCATATGATATATCTGCTGTAGTTGGGGGGGGTGGTTCTAATGGTTCATTACACGGTATGACTAAAATGCATATGGATGATGCTCCTGTTAATGAGTTCTTTCTTGAATATATAGCAAGACCACAAACAGCAGAAATATTTTTTGAAGATATTCTTATGGCTTGTGTGTTTTATGGTATGCCGATACTTGCAGAAAATAATAAGCCACGATTACTATATCATTTTAAAAACAGGGGATATAGGGGTTATTCTATGAATAGACCTGATAAACCATCGTCAAAGTTAAGCAATACTGAGCGTGAATTGGGAGGTATTCCAAACTCATCTGAAGACATTAAACAATCACACGCATCTGCAATCGAAACATATATAGAAAAACATATTGGATACGACTCATTAGGAACATATAGAAATTCTGATGAAATAGGATGTATGCCATTTCAAAAAACATTGCAAGATTGGGTAAAGTTCGATATTAATGATAGAACAAAGTTTGACGCATCTATTAGTTCAGGATTGGTAATAATGGCTAACCAAAAACATTTATATTTGCCTAATAAACAAGAAAGTAAAATAAGTATTAATTTTGCAAGGTATAATAATGGTGGAAACACAAGTCAAATTATAAAATGAAAGATGTAACGATAAATATATCACCACTTGGATTCCCCGGACAATTTGTTTCTGATAGTGAGAAAAGGACAGATGCATATGGATTACAGATAGGTCAAGCAATACAATATGAATGGTTCAGAAAAGATGGATCCCAATGCAGGTATTATAGTCAGTGGAAAGATTTTAGGAAATTAAGGCTATATGCAAGAGGCGAGCAATCAATTCAAAAATATAAAAATGAGTTATCCGTAAATGGTGACTTGTCATATTTAAACTTAGACTGGACACCTGTTCCTATTATCCCGAAATTTGTGGATATTGTAGTAAATGGTATGTCGGATAGGTTATTTAAAGTTAAGGCATATGCACAGGATGCTATGTCACAAACCAATAGAACCAGATATCAGGATATGATTGAGGGTCAAATGGTTGCTAAAAATGTTCTAAACATAATACATGAGAATACAGGAATAAATCCATTTGTGATGAATCCTGAAGATTTGCCTAATACTGACGATGAATTGTCATTATATATGCAGCTAAAATATAAACCTGCAATAGAAATAGCAGAGGAGGAGGCAATTAATACTTTATTTGATGAAAACCATTACAATGAAATAAGGACTAGACTTGATTATGATGCTGCTGTAATTGGTATAGAAGTAGCAAAGCACGATTTTCTTCCTGGGGCAGGAGTTCAAATATCATATGTCGATCCGGCTAATATAGTATATAGTTATACTGAAGACCCGTACTTTAAAGATTGTTTTTATTGGGGTGAGATTAAAACTCTTCCAATAACAGAGTTAATGAAAATAGACCAATCTCTTACACCTGAAGATTTAAAAACAATATCTCAATATAGTCAGTCTTGGTACGATTATTATAATGTTTCTCAATTTTATGAAAATAGTATATTCCATAATGATACATGTACTTTACTATATTACAATTATAAAACAACAGAAAAAGTTGTTTATAAGAAAAAACTACTAGAAAATGGTGGTACTAAGATGGTTAAAAAGGATGACCAATTCAACCCACCGTCAGAAATGATGGAGGAGGGTAGATTTGAGAAACTTGAAAAAACTATTGATGTTTGGTACTCAGGTATTATGGTAATGGGTAGTAATATTATCTTAAAATGGGAGAAGATGGAGAATATGGTTAGACCAAAGTCTTCATCTCAACATGCATTACCAAACTATGTTGCTTGCGCTCCAAGGATGTACAAGGGGAATATTGAGTCATTAGTTAAAAGAATGATTCCATTTGCTGATATGATTCAAATAACTCACCTAAAATTACAACAGGTTATGGCTAGAGTTGTGCCTGATGGGGTATTTATAGATGCAGATGGACTTAATGAAGTAGACTTAGGGACAGGTGCAGCATATAACCCAGAGGATGCATTGAGACTTTACTTCCAAACAGGTAGTGTTATAGGTCGTTCATATACACAAGACGGTGAATTTAATAATGCAAGGGTACCCATAACTCAGTTAACATCTAACTCAGGTGCGAGCAAAACACAGATGTTGTTAGCTAACTATGACCACTACTTAAATATGATTCGTTCTGTAACAGGACTAAATGAGGCTAGAGATGGTTCTACTCCTGACCCTAATGCTTTAGTTGGTGTTCAGAAATTAGCTGCATTAAATTCAAATACAGCAACAAGACATATTTTGGATTCAAGCCTATATGTATTTAGAACATTAGCAGAGGCTTTAACATATAGAATATCAGACATACTCCAATATGCAGATTTTAAGGATGACTTTGCTAATAAAATTGGCAAATATAATGTGTCAATACTAAACGATATAAAAGATTTATATATTTATGATTTTGGTATATTCATTGAAATATCTCCAGATGAAGAACAAAAGGCTCAATTAGAGGCTAATATTCAAATAGCATTATCAAAAGCTGATATAAATCTTGAAGATGCTATCGATATTCGTGAGATAAAAAACCTAAAACTTGCTAACCAACTTTTAAAAATGAAAAGATTAAAGAAGATGGAGAGAGAAGAAAAAATGCAAATGCAACAGCAAGCAATGGTATCTCAACAGAATCTACAATCTCAACAGATGGCAGCACAAACAGCAATGCAGAAAATACAAATGGAGTCTGATGCTGAAATAAAAACAGCTGAAGCTAAAGCATCATTTTCAATTAAATTATTAGAGACAGAGGCGTTACTTAAAAAAGACCTTATGGCTCAAGAGTTTGATTACAATATGCAATTAACTTCAAATAAAGATAGCTTTACACAAACAAGAGAACAACAAAAGGAAGACGCTAAGTCAACTAGAATAAGCCAACAGAATACTCAGCAGTCTGAGTTAATAAACCAAAAGAAAAATAACTTACCACCTAAAAACTTTGAATCAAACGAAGATACATTAGATGGGCTTTCATTTGACCAATTTGGTCCCAGGTAGTTTATATATTATAAAAATAGAAATGAAACAAACAAAAAGCAAAGTAAATGAAGCAGGCAAATAATAAAACACCAGCTTGGACAAGAAAAGAGGGAAAATCAGCTAGTGGCGGTCTAAACGCCAAAGGTGTTGCCTCTTATAGGAAAGAAAACCCCGGAAGTAAACTTCAGATGGCTGTAACTACTAAACCATCAAAACTTGATCCTGATAGCAAAGATGCTAAAAGAAGAAAGAGTTTTTGTGCTAGAATGTCGGGGATGCCTGGACCTATGAAAGATGAAAAAGGTAAGCCAACTAGAAAGGCTCTTTCATTAAAAAAGTGGAATTGTTAAAATTTTATATAAATTTGCAATAAATTAAATTAAATATAATGGCATTTACAGTAAAAGAAGTAGGCATAGTAGAAACAAAAAGCACTCAAGAGATTGAAGCCCAATTAATACAGGAACACCAAACTAAAATGGAAGAGACAAATGTAGAACAAGTCCCTGAAGTAATAGCAACGGAAGTTATCCAAAATGAAATAAAGGAAGAGGACGTTCTTTCTTATCTTGGTAAAAAATATAACAAAGAATTAAAGTCAATAGATGACTTAATATCCTCAAAGGAAGAATCCGAGAAACTGCCTGAAGATATATCTGTATATTTAAAATACAGAAAAGAAACTGGACGTGGTTACGAAGACTTTATGAAAATATCTAAAGACTATAGTAATGTTGATAATGATGAACTTATACGAGAACATTTAATAGCAACTCAAGATGGACTAGATGCAGAAGATATTGATGCTATGATGGAGGATTATCAATATGATGAAGATTATGATGATGATTCTGTTATAAAAAAGAAAAAGATTACTAAGAAAAAGGCAGTTACAGAAGCTAAGAAATACTTTGAAAATCAAAAAGAAATATATAAAATCCCTCTTGAGTCAAGTCAGGGATTTGTTTCAGAAGATGACAAGGCACAATTAGAGTCTTATAAGCAATATATAAGTCAGGCAAAAACTCTAGAAGAGGAGAATAGCCGCAAGAGCAGATGGTTTGATGAAAAAACAGACGAACTATTTACAAGTGATTTCAAAGGTTTTGATTTTAATTTGGATAGTAAAACATTGAAATACTTGCCGCTAGATTCAGCAGAACTTAAAAAAGTTCAATCAACACCTATGAATTTTATCAATAAATTCTTAGACGAGAGTGGACTAATAAAGGATGCAGTTGGGTACCATAGAGCGTTGTCTGTAGCAATGAATCCAGAAAAATTTGCCAAGTACTTCTATGAGCAAGGAAAGTCAGATGCTACCGAGGATGTTACCAAACAGATAAAAAATATTAATATGTCTGAAAGAAAAACACCTGAAATAGTGATAAAAGATGGATTCCAAGTAAAGGCGTTAAATAATGATTCCGGAAGGGGTTTAAAAATTCGCAGTGTAAAATAAATAAAAATTAAAAACTTAAAAAAAACTAAAAAATCATGAGCATATTAGCTTCTCCTGGGTACCAACTTCAGCCAAGTTCTGAACAAGTACCATTACAAACAAATTATATTACTGATTTTAATTTCTTAGATCAGTATCTTCCTGACACATACGAAAAAGAATTTGAGCGTTATGGTAATCGTACCATAGCATCTTTCTTGCGTATGGTTGGTGCCGAAATGCCATCTAACTCTGACATGATAAAATGGGCAGAACAAGGTCGTTTGCATACAAAATATACAAATTGTGCTACAAGTGCTGCGGTTACTTTAGACACAGCAACTATTACTGTAACTGATCCAAGTATTACAGCTATTGCAATTCGTGTTGGTCAAACAGTATATCTATCTGATAATGCAACAGGTGTATCAAATAAAGCCGTTGTTACTGTTGTTGCATCAGCAGGTACAGCAAAGACATTTGAAGTTGCTTACTACGAGGCAGGTGGGCAAAATTTCCCAATAACAGCAACACTTACAGTATGGATTTATGGTTCTGAATTTAAAAAAGGAACTAACGGTATGGTTGGCTCTTTGGAAGCTGTAGATGAGTTTTTTGAAAATAAACCAATTATCCTAAAGGATAAATATGCTGTAAACGGTTCTGATATGGCTCAAATTGGATGGGTTGAAGTGACTACTGAAAATGGTGCCACTGGATACCTTTGGTATATGAAATCAGAACACGAAACTCGTTTACGTTTTGAAGATTACTTAGAAACCGCAATGATTGAGGCTGTTCCTGCTGAAGTTGGTTCTGGTGCAATAAATGTATTAGGCGTTGCAGGTCAAGCAGGTACCGCAGGTTCTGAAGGTATCTTCTACGTTGTAAACAATCGTGGTAATGTATGGGGTGGTGGTAATCCAACTACTCTATCTGATTGGGATTCTATGGTTAGCCGTTTAGATAAGCAAGGTTCAATTGAAGAAAATGCTATTTTTGTTAATCGTGCTTTTTCTTTTGATATTGATGATATGCTTGCCGCACAAAATAGTTATGGTGCTGGTGGTACATCTTATGGTTTGTTTAACAATGATGCTACTATGGCTTTAAATCTTGGTTTTACAGGATTCCGTAGAGGTTATGATTTTTACAAATCTGATTGGAAGTATCTTAATGATCCAACTATGCGTGGCGGTTTGTTCCCAGGTGGTGCTACTGCAACTGTTGGGACTGTAACAGGACTTCTTGTTCCGGCTGGTTCAACTACCGTTTATGACCAAATCCTTGGTAAAAATGCAAAACGTCCATTCTTACATGTTCGTTACCGTGCATCTCAAACTGAGGATCGTAGATATAAAACTTGGATAACAGGTTCAGCAGGTGGTGCAGCAACTAGCGATTTAGATGCAATGGAGGTAAATTTCCTTTCAGAGCGTTGTGTGTGTACATTAGGTGCAAACAACTTTGTATTGTTCCGTTACGGAGCATAAAAATAAATAATATGCAAGAGGGGACTTAAAACCCCTCTTGTTTTTTTAAAATTAAATTAAATTATATAAAATGACAACAATAAAAATAATCCCAGTAGATAAAATCTACAAATTAAAAAGCGGTGCAGCTCCAATATCTTTTACGCTTGCATCAAGAAATAATAAAAGATTCCCGTTATTATGGTTTGACGAAGTAAACAATATAAATAGACCTTTACGTTATGCTATTAACCAAAAATCACCATTTGAGGATGAACAGGATGGTAATGCAATTGTAGAGCCTATAATATTCGAAGATGGATTTCTTCATGTCCCAAAAAACAATCCGGTACTTCAAGCATTTTTATATTACCATCCACTTAACAATATAAGTTTTGTAGAGGTAGATAAAGAAAAAGATGCAACTAAAGAGTTGGAAAAATTAAGCAATGAAGTAGATGCTTTAATTTCAGCTAGAAAACTAGATGTAAAGGAAATGGAAACTGTTGCTAGAGTCTTATTTGGCAAAGACCCTTCATTGTTAACAACATCTGAACTTAAAAGAGATATATTAGTTTTTGCTAAAAAATATCCAAATGAATTTTTGAGTACTGTAAATGATCCTATGTTGATATTTCAGTCAGATGTTAGAATGTTTTTTGATAAAAAACTTCTTCATTTTAGGAATAACATGAAAGAAGTTTGGTTAAACACTTCAACAAATAAAAAGAGAATGATTAACGTTCCATATGGAGAAGAGCCATATAGTGCAGTTGCATCATATCTTAAAAGCGAAGAGGGTATAGAGATACTCAAAATGCTTGAAAATATTTTAGAATAGAATTGTCGTAAAGTTTATAAAAAAAGGGTCATTAAGTTGACCTTTTTTTTTTGCTATATTTGTAAAAAACTTACAGATGATAAATTCAGTTAGAAACTCTGTGCTATCCATACTTAATAAGAATAATTATGGGTATATATCCCCATCAGATTTTAATTTATATGCGGCAAATGCTCAGATGGAATTATTTGAAGATTATTTTGGCATGTATAATAAAATTATAAATGCAGAAAATATGAGGCAGTCAGGCGATAATTACGCTAATTTAGAGAAACCAGTCGCAGAAGT